TTGGGATTTTCATAGGAAATATCTCCCGACCACTGAATTTCCGAACGAATCTCATCAATGAACGGCATGTTGAATTTTTCAGGAATTTTCCAAGAAACCATGATATATGGATTGCAATTCACCACGAAATTCTGAATGATCTGATCCAAATCCTCCTTGAAATAGCAGATGATGTTCACATCCAGAGTAAGATTTACGGGAATTGGTTGGGGAATTTTAGCCATCCGATTCGTGGAATCCAACTGTTTTCTGTAAATAAATTGGCCTTTATTATGGATACGGGACGGATCACGCGCCAATGAGGTTTGCTCAATCGTCACCACGGGTAGGGTGAGTGTCTTGGCTCTATCGCTCAGATCGAGGAGAACACGGTGTTTCGGTCCATTGACGTATCGAACCTCAATCTTCTCCTTTGCTACACGGGTGCGAGCATCATAACGATATACGAATGCATCGTCAAACGCTGCAACGAACATGTTGAGGAGTTGGGAATTTTCAAAGAAGTAATTGTAATCGTTCATTTTTTACACGGTCTGATAATACTTAATATAATAACCTTCTCTCAACTTTTTTATGAAAAAATCATGGAAAAATCATTAAAATTTACTAAGTAATATAGTATGGAAACAATAAAGAAAAAAATAGAACTGTATGTGACTTCCGAGATGAAGGAACAAATTCGTAAAATTGCTAAGAAATCTGGTCTGACTATGACCGAATATATCAAAAGAATACTAGAGGATAAATTGAATGAGACTAACTGATAAATTTGAGAACAAACCGGGGGTGTATATCATTCGCAATGAGGTGAATGGGAAGTATTATATTGGGGAAACGATGAATATCCATAAACGAATAAGTGAACACCGATCCCATAAACACCAAGTTATTTCAAAAGCTTTTAAAAAACATGGTATTAATAATTTCCACGTAGAAATATACTACCTACCAGATGTCAATAAAACATTTTTACATGACTTAGAAGAACAATTAATAATAAAATATAATTGTTTGGTTCCACTTGGGTATAATGTTTGCACTAGAGGTTTAGATAATACTGGAAGAAAATATAGTGAAGAAAGTAGAAAAAAAATGTCACTAGCTAAATTAGGAAAGAAAGCATCACCTGAAGCTAGAATAAATATGAGCTTATCTAAGAAGGGTAAGAAAAAGAAACCATTCACAGAAGAGCATAGGGAAAATATTAGAAAGTCTAGATTGGGGGTTAAAGCTTCTCCAGAAGCTATTGAAAATATGAGAAGATCACAAAAAATCCGAGCTAATTCCGAAGAAGGAAAAAGAAAAACTGCTGAAATAATGAGAAAACGATACGAAGACCCCAACGAAAGATTAAAATTATCTCTAAAATTGAGCGGTGAAAATAATCCAAGCTATGGTAACCCAGTTCCAGAAGAACGAAGAAAAAGAATTTCTCAAAGTTTGATGGGAAATAAAAATGCCATAGGCGGAAACAAAATTAAAAATTCCCAAACCCCATTGGACGATCCTCAAACGACTTCGTAGAAGTGTTTTCTTTATGATAATTGAAAATATCAGCCAGTGTCATTTCCTTGTCAATTGTAATATCAAGATTACAATGATCAGCTAATCTCTGACCATCTTTAATGGAAAGCTCTCCGAAACGGTATTCTAGGTAGAGCCTACCCTTACGCAATAAGGCTGGATCAACTTTTTTCAAATCGCAATTGAATGTGCAAATGATACGCATACCCATACAGTCGCGGAGGAAACCATCGGTCATACCCAAAATATTTTGTGTTCCCGAATTCCTATCAACTGATAATATTTCTTCCGCATCTTCGATTAATAATATGCATCCGCGATTATCTAACATGAATGATATGAAAGATGGTTGGGAGATCACCGATACCATGGAGGGTGGAATATAGATCACATCATCTTCACATTCGGTGATGAGATTTTTAATCAGGTTAGATTTTCCAGACCCCGGCACCCCATGAAAAAGTAGCAAACTTTCTGGATGTTTATCCTTAACAAAGCTCATAATTTTATCTTTTGGAAACGCTTCTCCATAATATAGATCATATCTATCATCCTTAATTTCAATATCAGCAAAACTCGTTTTCTGCTTAGTTAATCCATGCTGAGTCTGAGCAATCATATAAAAGTTCTTTTCAGAAGTGGGGAGAAACAGAAATTCCCCATCCACAAATTCTTTCAAAAATTCCTCAATATTTTTTCTATTCTTAATCAGAGGTGAAAAGCTAATAGTGATCCCTCCACTATTTGGCGAGAAAACCTCCCCCTCATCATCCTCTTTCTCAACCTTATCTTCCGGCATACCAAATGTAGCCCGAACCATAAGCGTCAGATCGTCGCAGTAATAATACCCCGTGTTGTATTCGTTGATCTTGTATTGTTGTGTGACATCGAATTTCCATTTTCTCAGGAAATCATGGATTCTCTCAAGCTGCTGCTTGTCAAAAAGATAGTCATCTATTGCCAAAGACACATAGGAGATATTCCCATATTTCTGCTCAAATTCTTGGGGGTAATCGGAAGAGCCAAGGAATTTCCCCTGATGGGAAACCCAGAACACGTTCTCCAACGATTTGTCGATTATTGTTTTTAATTTACTCATTTTTTAATTAAATCTATCTAAAAAGAACTTCGGCAGCTTCTTCTTGTTCCTGTTTATAGCATCAAAAATGCTCCCGTCAAGTATGTATGTTTCGCAATAATCATCTTTTGATCTAACGCCGCGACCACAAGCTTGCACCAGTGTCTTCAACATCTGATTTCCATACCAATCCTTATCAAGCTTCATCAGCTTCTCCACCCGCACATCCTTGGTTGGTAGCCAAGGTGCCTTCAGGATGATCTGGAACCGCGCCAGATCGCCTTTCAGGTCAACACCATAGGTCATGGAGGGAGACACCAGAACAGTGGGTTCCTCCGACTCCTCATGCATTTCCAAAAGCTGCTCATTATTCACCCCCGGTTCCCGACAAAGTAAACGATCTGATTTTACATTATCTCGAATATAATCCGTCAAGTATTGGGTATGAGTGTGTATGATACCTTTTTCATCCCCATGGTGTTCAAGAATCCCCTTGATCTGTTTCACCAGAGTTGGAAGCATGGATTTCAAATTTTGAAAATTCAACTTTTGTTTAGCCATAATATGAATTGGAGATTTCTCAGGATTGAAATCAGTTCCAATATGAAGGTATTCATAATCCTTGATTCCCAGAGATTTGCAATATGCATCGGGATCAATGATCGTTGCGGACATGATTACCACCTTCTCCGCATGGGAGAAAAGGTGCTTGGACAGGACATCCACTTTCAGGGGAATGAACCGGATACCATATTCCACCCGCTCAATTATATAATCACTGTCATAGAATGATTCAGAGAGTAATCCCAAAGAATTGAAAAGATTCTGAAGTTTGGTATATTCCTGTTTCTTTTTATTGAACGTGATGATGTCTTTCTTGGCTGTATTGGAAGAGAACCATTCCTTGTAATCCTCACAAGACGTTTCGACTTTTTCCATCAGGGAATTTATCCATGAGAGAACCTTGGGCTTATTCTTGTCATCGTTGGGGAACGGTGTCACCAAAGTCTGGGTTTTCATCAGGAATGGGATATCAACCTCACATGTGAATTGACTCACCAATTGCTCTTCCAATTCCGATCCCTCGTCACACACCATCACTTGTCTCTTCTTGAGATGGTTTGGTAAGGAAAAAAACATGCTGTAATTCAGGGCTGCAAATTTGGAAGTCAGCATGTCATTACGGGAATTGTAATAAGGGCAGCGATTTGCTTTCCAGCATTCGGTCTTCTGGTTTGCCACGTAGATGCAGGGAGCGACATCGACCGATAGTGTGTCATCCACATCGCATTGGTAATTGCTCTTGCCTTTTAACAGTCCCGTATCATCGAAGGTCATCTGATATTGGTCTTGGAGGGATTTGGTAATTGTCAGGGCATAACAGCCAAAAGGTTCAAAATCTGAAACCAATCCCGCTCCATCCTCCCCAAAGATGCTGTAATTTCTGACGATCCTTTCAAATTCGGCAGGAACATCTTTGGATACATTGCCAAGCGTCTTTGCCAAATGTGTTTTACCAACACCCGTATCGGCATGGACGATCACGAATTTCTTACCATTCTCAAATGCTTTTTCAATGGCATTAAGAGCTTTGGCTTGTTTGTCACGGGGATTGAATCCCTCTGGAAAGTTTAAGATTAAGTTATTCATTTGTTTTTATAAAATTCTTCCAATGCATCACACACCACTTTAGCCATGGATTGAGTATCACACAATGCCCAATGTTGTCGTCCCTTGGAATGGACTTGGTATATTCCATTGAATTCCCTGTATTGGAATATTTCACCACCCCTGTATTTTTCAGTCGGTTTATCTGGATATTCTATTGCTATCATATTCATTTTTCTTTTACTATAAATGTTGTGAAAGCAAGGTCATCA